TTGTGGATGGTTGAAGAAAACGTATAAACAGGAGCCCCCGTACCAGCGGGGGACTACTTTATGAAAATAGATAAAGCAAGATTAAAAGACGGGATGGGAAGACCTCTCACCCAAAGCCTATTCTTAGAGATGGGCTACCATGAAGACAAAGCCATCTACACCTTCAAGGACGATGACCACGAGTATAAGGGCAACACTTACATTAGCCTGAAGAAACTGTTCATTGAAATGGAGGATGTAGTTGAGTATGAGTTTGCTAATCAATACTTGTTAGGTTGGCAACACTGGCAGCGTCTGAACGAGAACAAAGCCCTAGCTAAGCATTTTGCAGAGTGGAGAGAGGAGCTAGAACTATCTCTACGGTCACAAGGCGTATCAGCTATCATTGACCAAGCAGCAGATGAGAAGGGCTTCCAAGCAGCTAAATGGCTTGCTGACAAGGGTTGGGATAAGCGTCAAGCTGGACGGCCTAGCAAGAATGAAAAACTTAAAGAAGAACGTATGCAGGCTAAACTTGATGATGAGTTTAGTGGTGATGTTGTTCGC